CTAGATGACGCTGCCGCCCTCAAGGTTGATGTTGTTACCGTGCATGTGCAGGTTCCCCGACGTGATGTCCACCCGGCCGTTGACAGTGAACCCGTTAGCCAACATGTCATTCAGCCGGCCATCCACCGCGTACGCCTTGGCGCACGCCTTCCCGCCCATCACCGCAGCGCCACCCAGCGCGGCCAAGGCTGCCAGCGCGGCAGGGCGCACCGGCAGCGCCTCCCGCAGGCGGCTGCCCGCCAGGTACAGCACAGCGGCCGTGGCCGCCACCCCCAGCGCTCGTGCATTGCGGTGCATGGCATCCTCCTAGATGTGCGTGCCTTTCAGGCCGAACGGGTCACCCGGGCCGTGGTGAAAATCGGTTCGCACCCCGGCCAGCGTGGTGAAATCGGTACGCACCGACCCGAACGGGGTCACCTGCGCGGTGCCCGATTCCTCGTCGTAGCTGTACGCGCCCACCAGGAAAGTTACCGGCACCCCGGCGGACACCGCGCCGCCGTAATCCGACACCAGCAGCCGCACCACTTCGCCCGCCTGCTCGGTGGCCAGGTTGACGCGGGAGCCCCGGGCAGTCAGGTACTGCCCGGGGGTGATCGTGAACGGGCCGCCGAACGCCGCCTGCTGGTACCTGTTGAGGACCCAGTTGCCCACCGCCTGCGCCTGCCCGGCGGTCTGGTTGCCGGCGTTGGAGATGTCTAGGAACTGCTCGCTGCGGCCATACATGGCGATCATGGCCGCGTTGGTCACCGTGGTGGTGTTGTACGTCGCGCCGCCGCTGGAGTCGGTGGAGACCTGGTACCGCAGCGTGATGGCGTTGACGACGCCGCCTATGGTGCGCGCCACCGGCCCGGTGGCCACCAGCAGCCGGGTAGGCGTCACCGGGGCCACCGGCACGGTGATGAACCCCAGCACGTTGCCCCCCGCCGTGCACTTCACCTGCCAGGTGAGGCCGCCGCGCGAGCACAGCAGGTTAAGCACGTCCGCGATTTTCAGCGAGGCGTTGTCCGGTACCTGCCCCATCCACGCGCCGCTGGGCGGCGGGTTAAACCCGGGATTGACCCACCGCATGCCCCGGCTGATGGCCTGGTCCACCGCATCGCTGGGCGCGGCCCCGCTGGCCCACGTGGCCGTCCAGATCGCATTGAACTGCTGCCCGAACGCCCCCGCGCCGTGGGCCACCACCTGCCACCCGTCGCCGCCCGGCGTCGGCTCGTCAAGCTGCCCATCCCACACCGGCCGCACCCCGGCGTACGCCTTGACCCGGCGGCCAGCCTGGATGGCCACCGGCCTACCGGCCGTGGTGGTTTGCAGCACGCACGACAACTGGTCCGGGCCGCCCGGCACCGCGTGGGACAGGCTCAGGCCAGTGACGTGCCCCACCTGGCCCAGCCACATGGGGTTGCTGCCGTCAGGCGCACGGGTGACCACCTGCACGCTGGTGGGTATCGGCATGGCTACCTCAGCCTGTCCAGCCACCACCGTGGCAGGTACGTGGCGAACATGGCCGGCACCCCGGTGGGCGCGTACACCAGCACCCAGTTGTCCCCCGGCTCCACGCTCAGCGGCGGCCCGCTCACAATCGTGTCGTCCAGAATCGAGGACGCCGCGTCACGGTCGGTGTAGGAGCCGAGCACCGGCCCCAGCGCCCGGTTGGCGTCGGGGCTGTCGATGAACACGTTTTGATACCCCGGCGCGGTGCCATTCAGGTACACCGTGCTGCCCTCGGTGTCCAGCAACAGCACGTCGTAGAAGCGGTCGCTGGTGTTGGTGCTGGTCAGCGTCAGGGTGTAGGTGGCGTCGGCCTGGTCCGGGGCCAGGTCGCGCACCGGCAGGGTGATGTCACCGAGCACCACCATGCCGTTGGCCGCGTCGTTGTTCGGGGTGAACGACCGGGCCACGCTGTTGGTAGAGATGCGGCCCACGCCGCTGGCTGGCGGGCTGCCGCTCGCCCCGTCGTACTGCTTCACCTGCACCGTCAGGGTGCGGCTGGACCCCGGGCTGGCCCAGCCCGCGAACCCTTGCGCTGCCACTACCACCGTGTACGTGCCACGGAACGACGGCTGCACCCCCGCCGCGTACGACACCACCGGGTACTCAGTGGTGCCATCCGGCACGTCACTGCCAGTGCCGAACACGTTGACCAGCGGCTGCAACGTGCCCGGCGCGTCCGGGCTGGCCCGGTGCACCACCAGCGCCTGCAACGGGATACCCGTCGTCACCCCATAGGTGATCTTGATACGGCCAGGTGCGCCCGTGCCGCCCGCAGACTGCGCGTCACCCCCGCCGCCACCGCCGCCGGGGTTCTGCCTGGGCGTGCCGCCAGGGCCGCCCTGGGTGCCGCCCGTGCCGCCAGGGCCGCCACCAGCCACGGCCACGCCACCAGAGCCAGGCGACTTGTCACCCGCCACCTGGCCGTCACGGCCAGCCTGGAATTGGCCACCGGACCCGCCGCCGCCCGCGCCGTTGGACCGGCTGCGGTTCGTCGGCTCGGGCGGCCCCCCGTCGCCGCCGTCAAAGTGGATCGTGTTGGAGGAGCCGGTGCCGCCCTTGGAGCCGGTGCTGTTGTGCAGGCCGCCCTTGAGGCCGCCCAGGCCGGGGTTAGCCACCACCGACTTGGTACCGGCAGTGATCGTGGATTGATTGCCCGGTTGCCCAGGGTTGCCTATGCCGCCGCCGCTGCCCGGCTGCCCCACGTTGTATGCCACGTTGGACCCGGGCGACACCGGCAGGTTGGGCTCACACGCATATTCCCCACCCGGGCCGCCGCCGCCGCCCAGGCCGTTATCGCCGCCGCCGCCACCAGCCCCGGACGCCCAGGTCTCTGCTTTGATCGCGGTCGTGGACGCTGGCACCGGCCAGTTCCCCGACCCCGGGCTGTCCGATAGGAACACCTGCTGCACCGTCGCCGGCCCCGGCTGCACCTGGATGTTGAGTGGTGCCCGCGCGGTGCCGATGATGCCGCGTAGCTGGTACACCGCGCCGCGCTGCGCAGGCGCGCCCACGGCGGCGCTGGACGCTTCCAGCCCGGCCAGGTAGCACTCTGCTTGCAGGATGCGCGACCCGTTGTCGCTGTCAGTGGTGTTCCACAATTTGATGCTGTAGGACGCCACGGCTGTTACGTCAAAATCGGTGGTCAACGGCATGGCCGCGCTCACCCGCGTCCATGACGGCTGGGCGGGCAGGCCCGAGCACGCACACTTCACCGTGGCCGACAGCCGCACCGTGGTGCCGTTGGTGTCGGTCAACTGGATGTCAGCGGTCACCTTGCCGCCGTGCCAGACGTGGTACTGGTCGGCGGTGGTGCCAAGCCCAACCCAGAAGCTGACCTTGGGCCGCAGCCCCATGTTTACCGGGGCGGCCAGGCCGTGGGTATAGTGCGGGCGGTCACGCCACCGCCGCGACCAGTGCGCGGAGAAACTGCCCACCGCCGCCTGGCTGGACCTGTTCCACTGTCCCGGGTCGTTGGCGCTGGACACCTGCACGAAGTTGTCCAAGGTCACCGGGTCCGCTGGCGGTGACCAGTTCCCTGACGGGGCGGCGAACGCCACCGTTTCCAGGTCGTTGCTGCGGCCATACGGCTGCGCCTGGAAGGTGATGTCCATGGTGCAAAGCAGCGACTTGTCTTTGATCAGGGAGTAGTCATAGGTGGTGGCCGCGGCGCGGAAGCAGTCAAACACCACCGGCAGCCCGTTGGCCCGCGCCCACGTCAGCTCCCACTGCTCGCCGTCGATGGCCTGCCATAGCGCTTCGCGGGCTGCGGCCAGCAGACTGCGGTCATCTTCCGGGCTGCCGCTGGCCGGCACCTGGATGACGATCGGCAGGACCATGGTGCGGTTGGAGGCCCGCTTGCCCTTGGGCTGCTCGCCATCCAGTGACAGGGCGGCCACCACGTCCTGCACCGGCTGTGGCATACCCATGTCAAAATCAGGGCCGCCGGCCTTGCCCAGCCGGAAGATAGCCCCCGGGCACGCCGGGTGGTCACTGACCACCCCGCCGGCTAGTAGCTCAAACTGGCCCGCCACCACCAGCGAATCAGCCGGGGCGGCGGGGCTGGCCGGTGCGTTCACCACCAGCACCAGCGACGCGGTGTCGGTGCCGCCGCCCGCGTCGGTTATCAGGATCTGGAAGGTGTATGCCCCGGCGGTGGTGGGCGTGCCCGCCAGGATGCCCGTCACCGAGTCCAAGGTGATGCCATCCGGCAGGACGCCCGTGGGCTGCGCCCATGCGTAGTCAGGCAGTCCCCCGGCGGCCCCCAGCGGGAAGGAATACGACGTGCCCACCACGCCAGGGGGCAATGTGTTGGTGGTGATCGTCACCTGCGGCTGGATGGTGATGGTCAGCGTGGTGCGGTCGGTGCTGCCGTTGGCGTCGGTCACCATCACGTCGAAGGTGTAGGTGCCCTCCACGGTGGCGGTGCCGCTGATCACGCCACTACTGGACAGGGACAGGCCGGGCGGCAGCGTGCCGCTGGGCTGCGTCCAGGTGAACGGGGACACGCCACCGGCCAGCGCCAGGGTGGCCGAGTAGGGGGCAAGCTCCCCCACCGCGCCGTCAGGCAAGCTGGTAGTAGTGATGTTCACTCCCCCGGACACCACGATGGTGTACAGCGGCGAGTACCCCATGTTGCCTAGCGAGTCGGTGGCCAGCACCCGGAAGGTGTAGGTGCCCGCCGCCGTGGGCGTGCCGGTGATGGTGCCCGCGCTCACGGTCAGCCCCGGCGGCAGGGTGCCGCTCCACAACGACCAGCCGTAGGACGTGGCCCCAGATAGCAGGTCCGCCCACTCCTGGAAAGGCGGGATGCGCGGGTCGGTGGTGCCCGTCCACTCCGGGTTAAAACCGATCGGGCTGGACAGTTGCCCGGTGCCGTCAGCGTTACAGTTCGCGGTCCACCAGTTGATCGTGCGCGGCCCCGCCCCGGCGGCCTGCCGGCCCACCGTCCAGTCACGCACGAAGTGCATATAGGTGGTCGAGTTGGCAACCGTACAGTGGTTGGCGGGCAGCGGTATCTGGGCGGACGGGTTGGAGCCAACCTCGTTGAGGGCCAGGTTGATACCGGCGGCGTCAGCCAGCGACACCATGCTGTCGCCAAAGCTGTCAACGGTCTCGGGCCGCACCCCCGCCCGGAACACAGACTCGTAGTAGTCCAAGGCCATCAGGTCGATGCGGGGCAGGCCGGCCTTGGCCGCGCCCACGCCGTAGGTGGGGCCGATGCCCATGGCCGCCTTGCACCAGGTGGGGTTGGCGCTGCCGGTGTGCCCCTGGATGTTGATGCACAGCTTGAACGTGACGCCGCCGTGCACGGTGTTGACGACCCCGCCGTAGGTGCGCAGCATGTTGTTCCACTGCTGGAGCGAGATGTTGTTTCCGGGCTCCTGCCACAGCACAATCTCACAGTTGGTGGCGGTGAAACCCATGCCGGCGATGGTGGTCAGGAAGCTGGCCAGCGATGTCTTATCCGCCGCCGCCGCCGAGGCCACGGGGCCGCTGGCTGAGTAGTCCGAGCCCAGCGGGTAGTCCGCGTCCGCACCCACGGTCGGCTGCAAGCAGAAGATCACATATGTGCCGTTGGCCCGGTAGGTGGCCAGTTCGTTGAGGCTGGTGTTCCAGGCGTTGGCGCCGGTGAACCAGAACTTCTTGGTGCTCGGCGGGTGGTTGCCGGGGCCGTACCGGGACACCTTGGCGATGCACGCCGCATCAGCCACGGCCATGGTCGCCCAGCCTTGCTGCTGGGCGAAACACCCGGTATTGAACGCCGACGTGGGCACTGTCAGGCCCACCTTGGCGCCGGTGCCTGTGGTGAACGGGGTGCCGCCGCTGGCAGCAAGCAGCAGGTTGTACGGGGTGCCAACGTTGCCGGCGGGGGCACTGGCCGTGGTCACCTGGATTGGCGAGCAGAACATGGTGACCAGCGTCTGCGCCCACGAGGTCATGGTGCCCGTGCCCAGCGTGAAGCTGTCAGTAAAGGTCTCGGTGCCCGCCGGGACGACCTGTTCTGTCAGGTGGAATGCGTTGGGCTGGTTGGCGGCGGAGCCGTCGTTGGTCCACCCGCCCGGCGTGGTCCACGACTGACCGGTGGGGGTGTTGGAATGCCACGTCGAGGTGTCGGCGAAAGCCACGCCGCCGGTGACCCGCGCTGCCGCGCCCCCGGTGGTCGGCCCCGGTGTCGAGCTGGATGCGAGTGTCGAGCTGGTGCCTACCCGGTCCACGTACTGGAACGGCTGCGCCGAGGAGTGCTCGTGCAGTCGGCCACGCACGTCGGCGGAACTGTTGGAGTAGGTGAACACCGCGCCGGTGCCGGTGCTGGCCCCGATGCCCGCCGAGCAGCGACGGAACTGCCACGTTTGCGCCCTGGCCTGGCTGGTGGTGTTGCCGGACAGGCTTTCCGCGACCAGTTCCCAGTTGCTGTTAGGCGGCGTGACCGTCATTGAACAGTCGTTCATCGACAGTCTGACCGTGAGCAGGTTGTTCAGCGTGGACCCAACACTGGTGGCAGAGAACCAGGCGTTGATCGAGCCGGCCGCGCCGACCAGGTTGTTTGACTGCTGCACCAGCGTGAACGACCCGCCAGCACCCGCACCGAGGACGAGCGTTTCGGCGATGTTGCTACCGGAGGCGTACAGCCTTCCGCTGGCCCCACCTTGATCCCACCGCAGGTGCTCGGTGGTGTTGTCCAACTGGCCGAACTCGGCCCCGCCCAGCGCCGACCAGGTGTTGCCATTGTCGGTGGACTGCCACGCCAACTGCCCCGTGCCGGTGTCGGTGGTGGTGGCCACAAACAGCGCGTCCGTGGGGCGGAACCGGATCGCGCCACAGTTCGGCAACGTCGAAACCAGCGTGTTGCCAAGGGTGCCCACGCCGTCCGCGTTGGTGAACTTGCGCAGGTTGCCGTTGTAGCTGATCCACACTTCGCCCGGGTTGAGCGGGTGCGCGGCTATTTCGCTGCTGTTGGCCGACCCGCTGCTGTAGGCGGTGGAGATCGTGGACCAGGTGACGCCGTAATCGGTGCTGGCATACACCCCGGTTTTGGGATCAAAGCAGTAGACGACTGGCGGCTGCCCGGTGCGGCCAGGGCCGATGTCGAACCGGTAGTTGTAGCCGGGTGGCAGCAGCGTGGACGTGCCCACCGCGGTAGCCGCGCCTACCTGGGTCCACCCCTGGAAGACGCCGCCGGAGGTGACGTTGCGCCACAGCCCGCCGCCTTGGGCGGCCAAGGCCAGCAGCACCTTGTTGTTGCTGCCGTCGCGGAAGGTGGCCAGGCCCATGGGGGATTTGCCCCCGGTGGCCGTGGTCCAGCTTGGTGTGCCCGCTACGTTGGAGAACGGGCCAGGCGGCCAGGTGGCCCCGCCAGCGCCTTGCATCACCTGCCCGGCTTGCGGTGCCCGCCCGTATTTGTTTCCCAGGCCCAGGTACACCGTGGAATCCACCGGGTCCACGGCCACGGCGAAGGTCTGCGTGCTGCCAGGGATGCCGCTGCCGCTTTGCACGCTGGTCGAGGCGCTGGCCGCCACGCCGTCCTTCCAGAACAGCACCCCCCAGTCCGAGCTGCCGACCGCGCCCCACCCGGCGGTGTTGGGGTCGGTGGCCAGGCACCGGCCCAGGAACTGGCGCATGCCCCCGGATGCCAGGAACCACGACGTGCCGCCGTTGACTGAGCGGTAGAACCCGGACACGCCCACCACGTACATCTTCTGGTGGGTGGCGTCGCCCGGGTCCCACATCACCTGCGGGTTCTGCCAGTTGGTCTGCCCCAGCTTGAAGTTGGTGCCGTCGTTCCACCACGTCTGCCCGCCCGGTGTGATGGTGGCCGTGGTCACGGTGCTGTTGGTGGCCAGGTTGGCCCGTGCGCTGACCGTCTTGGTGGCCTTGGTGACGGTGATCTGCGCCACGCACGTCTTGCTGGCGTCGGCCGGGCTGGAGCACGTCACCAGCACCAGGTGGTGCCCGGAGCCGTCGTCCACCACGTCCAGGCTCATCCAGATGCTGGCGGCGTTCAGCACCGGGCCTGGGGTGGTGCCGCCCTGGGTGCCTATGTTGATCCAGCTAGCGGACAGCGACAGGTCAGCGGTCTTGTCCGCCAGGTACACCCCATCCGTGCCGCACGCCACGTAGATGAGGCCGCCCAGCACCTTGATGTCCTCGACCACCGCAACGTTCAGCCCGGCCTGCTTGACGAAGTTGGGCGTGCCGGTGGCGTGTGCGTTGGTGCACTTCCAGAAGCCACCGAAGCCACGGCTGCCCCCGGTGTCGTTGTGCTCGATGAACCCGGCGTACATGGTGGTGTGCTGGTCCGGGTCTTGCGCCAAGGCCCGCGCGTAGTAGTTGGACCCCGGCGCGCTGCTGTTCATGTTGGCCGTGGTCGGGAACGTGACGCCGTTGTCCGGGCTGCGCTTGATGCCCTGCTTGTAGGTGGCCGCCCACAAGAAGTCACTGGTGGTGCCGGCCACGTCGTCCTCTACCAGCAGCCGCCCCACCGGCCGCTGCCAGTTCAGGCTGGGGATCGGGTCGGCGCTGTTGGCCCCGTTCGCCGCCCACGTCACGCTGCTGTTGACCAGCGTCCAGTGCAGCCCGTCATCGGTGCTCTTTAGCAGCCCATCCCCGGTGCCCATGTAGGTGGTGCCAGGCACCAGCACCGAGGAGAGGATGCACGCGATCTGGTTGTAGTTGGCCGACGCGCCCAGGCCCACGTTGCGGCTGGAGATGTTGTTACCGAGGGTTGCGCTGCCCGGGTCGAAGTAGAACCCCTGGGTATCGGAGCCGATGTACAGCTTGCCGGTGCTGGGGGAGACGGTGCCGATGTCCAGGCACTGGGCCAGGCCGCCGCCGTAGAACCCCAGTGGTGCCCATGCCGCCATCCGTCAGCCTCCGTATGCGCCGGCGTAGGCGCTGCGCCGCCCGGCCCGGTTAAGTGCCTCAGCCATCCCGCTGGCGGTGCGCCCAGGGGCGGCCTCCATCGCTCTAATCAGCCGGTCCAGGCGGGCCAGGATGTCACGGCCGCCAGCGGCCAGGTGGCCCGCGCTGGACACGTACTCTGGCTGGCCGCGCTCCGCGAACTCATACGGTGCGCCGCTGCGCATGCCTATGCCTGACACCGGCTCGGTGATCCACCCGCCGTCACCGAACCGGCGGGCCTTGCCGCCCTGGGCGTAGTACGCCCGGTAGGCCCCGCTGGTGTAGGTCACCCACGCGCCCAGGCCCTGAGTGCGCCACTTGGCGACGGCCATCCTGGCGTTGGTCAGCGGGTCGAACGGGTTACCCGGGAACGGCAGGCCCAGAATCTGCCACAGCCCGCTGGCCCCGGACGGATTGTGCGCGCCGGCGTTGCCACCGGATTCGGCCATGGCTATGGCGGCCATCAGGTGCGCCAGCGAACGGGGGCCGCCAGCGGCCACCCACAGCGACTCCAGGAACGGGATTGACCCGTGGGTGGCACCGCCAGGCGGGCCGCCGTGCCCGCCTAGGCCCAGCGCGCCCAGGATGTTTAGGGAGTTGCTGTTGGCCAGCTTCTGCACCGCCGCCAGCACCCCCGCGTTGATGGCCTTGGTGGACGGGAAGCTGGCACGCACCGACAGCCCCGGGCTGCCGCCGCCCGCGTAAGCAATGACGGCCCGGCCCTCGTTCACCGCAGCCATGGCCTGGTCGCCGTACATGGTGGAGGAGGCGGCGTTAATCACCCACTCCCGATCCGACAGCCACGCCGGTATCTGGTCGCCCGTGGGGCCGCCTGGGCCACGCATCTGCCCACCGCTGGCCCGGTGGAATAGCTGCCCCGACTGCGCGGCCCGCCCAGCGGCGGTCAACGGCGAGAAGTTCACCCCCACCGTGACCGTGTGCGACTTGATGCCCAAGATGGCGTTGGTCACGTTGGTGCGGAACTGGTCAAACTGCCTGGAGGCGGTCTTGAGCTGGCCGCCGATGCCAGGTATCCACCCAAACGCGCGGGCGGCGCTGTGCAAGATGGCCGCGAACGCGCCCAGGATGAAGTTGAGCAGCCCGGCCAGCGACAGCCGCAGTATCCCCATGGCCGCCTGCCACGCCGTCTTGATCCACGATGTCAGGCGGTCCCAACTGCCGCGCACATTCCCCACCAGGTTGCGTGACAGCACCCCGAACGCCACGAACCCCGGCCCCACCACGTGCGCCAGCACCCAGGCAATGATCCGCAGCCCGGCGGCCACGGCAAGCAGGTTGACACCGATCACCACCAAGGCGGCCTTGAGCACCGGCCCCAGCAGCGGCGCCCACGCCACCCACACCGCCTTGGTGGATGCCCACACCTGCTTAAGGAACGTACCCAGGTCGCGCAGCGACGGCAGCGCCAGCGCCCACGCCCTGGCCAGCACCGGCCCCAGCACGTGGGCCGTGTAGTCACCGATTGCCACCACCCAGCCGTGCACCACCTGCAAAACGTGCTCCCACGTGGATGCCTGCGCGGGCACCGGGGGCAGTATCTGCGCGGCCGTGCGCCCCGGGGACGCCGCCAGCGCGCCCGTGATAGCGGGGGAAATAGCTGGCACCACCCGCCCGGGGGAGAACCGTGACACCACCCCAGACGGCTGCCCGGCGCCCCGTGGCACCGGGGCCAGCCTGCCGGTGGTCAGCAGCCCCACCGCCGTGTGCAGCACCGCCACCGCCCGCGCGGCGGCAGGTGACACGAACGCATCCCAGAACTGCATGACCGCAGGCACCCCCGTGTTGACCAGCCACGAGGACACCCGGGTCAGCACCGGCAAGATCGCATCCCCCAGGCGAATCATGCCCACCTGCACGATGGCTTCCAGCCGGTGGAACTGCGCCTCGGCGGTGGCCCGCTGCGCTGCCACCGCCGCCCCGTACTTGCCCATGGAGCTGTTGATCTGGTCCTGCTTCTTGCGTAGCACGTCCAGGTTGTTGATAAGCCCCAAAATGGTGGCCGAGGACCGGCCGCCGCCGAACGCCCGCGCGAGCAGCGCAGCCGCCTGGGTGGCCGACAGCCCCGAATCGTCCAGGTGCGTCTTGAGCAGCGTCACCGCCGCGATCAGCCCACCAGGGCTGCGCATGGCCTGCCCTAGCTGTAGGCCGGTGATGCCGATGGTGGCCAGTTGCTTGGCGGCCGTGGCCGAGGGGGCGCCCAGTAGCGCGAACGTCATGCGCAGCCGGGTGGCCGCCTCAGCCGCGTTCTGCCCCTCGTCGGTCATCAGCGCCAGCGCCCCGCCGACCTGCGCCAGGCCCAGCCCCCACGTCTTGGCCGCTGGCAGGATGCCGGTACCGATAGCCGACACGAAATCGGACAGCGTCATGTTGCCGGCGCCGATGATGGCGTTGACCGTGGCGGCGGCCTGCCCGAAGTTGGTTGCCCCGCGTATGCCGGTGCGCCATGCCCCGGCCAGCGCGTTAGTCGTGGACTCCAGGTCGGCGCCGCCCACCGCCGCCAGGTCGCTGGCGGTGCGCAGCGCCTTCATGGCCTGCACATTGTCAAGGCCCACGGACTTGAGGTGGTACAAGGCGGCGGCCAACTGCTGCGGCCCCTGTTGCGCCCGGGTGGCGCCCAGCTCCAGCACCTGATTGGACAGCACCGCCACGTCCTTGGCCGTGGCCCCGGCCTGGGTCTGAATGCGGGTCATGGCCGCTTGGAACTTGACCGCCTGGTCGGCCGCCACGGCCCCAATGCCGATAGCTGCCCCGATGCCCGCCAGGGCCGTGACTGCGGCGGCCTTAAACAGCTTGCCGAACTTGGCCCCCGCCGGGGCCGCGCCCTCCTCCACGTCCCGGGCCACCGCCCGTTTGAGGTCCGCGCCGTCTACGCGCAACCGTACGAACGCATCAGCCACCGTCAAGCCAGGCACTAGGGCTCACCCCCCGCCCACCCGGCGCAGCCCGGCACGGTAAACCGCCGGGTTACCGTGTTCGCGGTTGCCCGGCGGTCTACCAGTGTGCCCAGGTAAGCGCCCATCTAGCCCTCGGCGGCGTCGATGAAGGCGCGCACAGCCGCCTGCCTGTCGGCAGCCGCCTGCCCCGGGGTCCAGCCCATCTCCTCCACCGTGGCGGCCCACTCCTCCCGGGGCGTCTCGTACTCCTCAGCCAGGCGCGTGGCGCCCTGGTATTGGGCCACCACCGTGAGCAGGCGCAGCATGTCCTCCCGCTCGTGCTGCGCCAGCATCACCCACTCGATCAGGTCGCACCGCTGCCGCAGCGCTAGGTGCCGCTGGCAGAGCCGGCCGCGCGCTTGCTCGATGCGGCGCGCCCGCTCCCGGCGGGCCGCCCCGATGGGGCCTTGCGCCTGGTGCCACCCCTGCCACCCGTCGTCTTCCCATCGGCTGGCAGCACCGTCACGTCCCCCGTGCCCAAGGAGATAACCTTCCGTAGCTGCTCGGCCCTCTCCGCACCCCCATGCGAGGAGGGCGAGGGCGGCACGGTAGGGCGGTCGGTGGCGTCCACCATGAATGCCTCCAGCTCCTCGTTGATGCCGGCCATGATGGACATGATCACTTCGGGCCGGGTGCGGTGCTCCCTGGTGTGCCACTTGAAACGGGCATACTCCTGCGGGCCGAAGGCCATCTGCAAGAACGCTGCGATAGCCGCCTGGGCCTCGGGCCGGCGTATGTCCGTGGCGCTGGCAGCCAGCAAGGCCAGCTCCGACTGGTCCAGCAGGTCGGGCTCCCCGTTGCATGAGAACACCTCCCCGTCCAGGGTGAAGCTGACCCCCGCGAGGGGGTTGACCATGGGCTCGCTGTCGTCTGGGACGCTGATGTAGGAACGCATGCGCTGGGTTGCCTTCCGCGAGTAGGGGTTATGCGCGCTGCGGGGTTGCCAGGATGGCCCGCCAAGGCCGCAGCCCCGTGGCGGGAAGCTCCAGATTGAACACCACCGGCATGGTGACCTTGGCGGCGCCACGGCCGCGCACCATGGCCACATCGCCGCCCTGGAAGCACTGCCGGTAAATCCACCGCTCGGTGTGGTCCTCGCTCTCAAACAGCAGCATGGCCCGCACCTCGCTGCCCAGGTCGGGCGGCTCGTAGATCGTCACCCCGCTGCCGGTGGTCACTACGCCGCCGTTGAAGGCGGCCTTGAGATTGGTGATGGTCATCTGCGCCAGGGCAAACTGCACCGTGCCCACCCGGCTATCCGGCTGGTAGCTAAGCGGGTCCAGCACCTCAGCCACCTGCACCTGGGCGGTGTTTATCTGGTAGTGGAACTCGCTGCCCACATCGGTGTAGCCCATCAGGTTCCACGCCGCTGAGACGGTGGCAATGCTGGTGGCCACGTCCACCGGCTCGGTGGTGCCGATGGGTGCAAGGTACAGGTATCCCGGCCCGAGGGACAGGGCTGCCGGGGTGCCGCGTGCTGGCATGGTTGCTGCTCCTTAACTGCCCTGGTCGGTGCCAGCGCTGTCTGCGCCCCCGGGGCCGGGGGCCTGGTCCTCGTCGCCTACGGCTGCGCTGGCGGCCTCGGCGTCTTCGGGGGTGGCTAGCAACGGCTGCCACTCCGGGTTGGTGTCATACACATCCACCGGCACGTGATCCCCCGCGCGGAACGCGCACACCGGCATGACGTTCTCGGCCACCGGGGTGTACACGTCGGTCATGGCCACGTAGTACGCGGGCCGGGCCGGGGCCTCCTCCTCGGTAGCCTCGGCCGCCCTGCTGCTGCGCTGGGCCATCGGCTCAGCCGCCCATGATCACAGGGCACACCTTGCAGGTGGCCCCGGTAACCGAGCAGGTGGCGGTCACGTTGCCGTTTTGGTCCCCGAATGGGTACAGCGGGAACGGCCCGTACAGCCGCAGCCCGGTGGTGGCCTCTACCGTGGGCGACAAGGCCAGCGGGGCGTTGGTCAGCGCCAGCGGGCCACCGCCCGTGGGCGGGGTGACGGTGACGGTGACCGCCGCGCCGCCAGTGTTTTGCACCAGCAGGTAGGTGTTGGGGCCGGCGGGGAACGTGTCGCCCGATCCGCCGCTTGCCACCAGGCCGGTGGTGAGGCTGCCGCCGCCGGTACGGCTGGCCACAACCGGGGTTAGTGCTGCCATGGTTGCTCCTTCAGGTTGGTGCCAACACCAGGTCGGCCTGTACTTGGAACAGGTACGGCTCCGAGGCGTCCGCAGGCTGCGGCACGTATACCGGGCCGGCCAGATTGTCGTGCACCAGCACGGTCATGCCATCCCCGGCAGGCTGGGGGCAGCCGGTCAGCAGCTCCACCGCCGCCGCGATGCCGGCCGCCGCCCGTTCGGCGGCCACCTCGTCACCGGAGTACACGTCCCATTGCATGCGCGCCTGGGTGACTATGCCGTCCTCGGCCACCAGGCCGCCGCCGCCGGCGATGCGTGATACCAGCGCCCACGGCCCTGACGCGGGGGACCGGGGCGGCGGCTGAAGAAAGCACCCGTTCTCCAACGGGTTACCCAACCCGACCAGCCCCGGCTGGTTGTTGGTCCACTCGCACACCGCCAACTCCACCGCGCTAGCCAAAGCGGAACACCTTGCCTCTCAGCCCCAGCACGGTGCGCTCCACAAAGTGCGCGCCCTTGGTGCCGGGGTGGTGGACCAGGGGGCCGAAGACCTGCCCGGTGGCCCGGTTGCGCAACGGCCAGGGGCCGGTGGAGCGGATGATGTGCGGCGGCGTGCCGTTGTTCACCCACTTGCCGTAGCTGGCGGTAGGGCCGATCAGGTACCCGCCGCCGCGCTCCAACGGCAACGGGATGGGCTGGATGACGACGCTGTTGCGCAGGTACCCGCTGGGCCGCAACGGCAGGTCCCCGGCGTACCGGGCACGCGCAACAGCAGGCCCCTTGGGCAATGCCAGGCCCCGCCCGAACGCGCCAGGCACCTGGTAGGTGGTGCCCTTGCTGTACCCGGGGGTCACGGGGTAGGCGTACACGGGGTAGACCGGCGACACCGGAATGAGCGCCTTCATGTCCGCCGCCGCCAGGCCAGCCAGCAACCGCAGCGCCGTGCGTGGCTCGCCTTCATACCAGGCGTGCAGTGCCGCGTCACGCCACACCACCCTGGTTACCGCCATCCCGCAAACCCCCTCACAGCAGCAGCTCATCCCCCCACGTCACCGGGTCCGGCGCTGCCCACTGCGGGTACAGCTCCGGGCCGCCGCCCTGCTCGTTACGCAACGCCGCCAGCACCTGGGCAAGCGCGGCGTTGGCCCGGCTGTCCAGGGTGCTGGCCACGTTGATATTGGCCGTCCGCTCGGGGTAGGCCATCTCGATATCTGCGGCGGCCCGCCACGCCGCCGCGTCACGGGCGGCCGCCTCAATCTCACCGGCCAACTGCCCCACGGTGGGCAGTTGCCCGGTGGCCGCCAGCACCCACGCCACCGCGTTATCCACAAACCCCTGCGCCTGCTCGGCGGTGGGCTCGGTGTCTTCAGTGAACTGGCCCAGTAGCTGGGTGCTGCCAGGCGCGGCCCTGCTACGGGTGCGGGTCGGGATCTTCTCCGCGACCTCACCCGTAGTAGGTGCCCACGCCTCAGCCACTACTTGTCGGCCTTGCCTGCCGCGCCGCTACGCGAGGTGCCGCCGCCCCGAGGGCCAGACGTGGAGGGTGACGGCGCGGCTGGGGTAGGGGTTTCGCCGCCCTCACCCTCCTTGGCCGCTGCCTCCTCGGCCTGCACATCCACCCGCTGCGGCCCCGGCGGGCCGCCCGGCGGGTCAGCCGCCACGGCCGCCCGCTCGGCGGTGGACATGGGGAACGCCTCGATCAGGTCGTGGCTGGCCAGGTGTGCAAGCTGCTCCTCCCGCACGTCCAGCGGCAGCACGCCACCCCGGTGCAGGCCGATGATCCGCATGCCCTCCGTGGTGGCCGTCTTGACAGTCACGTACGGGGCGCACACCCGCCACCAGTACTCGCCGTCCTGCATGTCGGCGGGCTTCCAGGCGGCCCGCTTCTCCTTGGTGTCCGCCACAGCGGCACCCCTTCCCTTTGTCTCAGGGCTGCCCGGGGCAGCCAGTGCGCTGGTGCTGGCTGCTGCGGTCAGGCGGTCAGGATCTCGCAGGCCGACCCGGGCTCCTGCACGATCGGCACCGTCTTGCGGCGCCCCTGCAAGTCCCAGGCGTCGTTGCCGTCGAGGCGGATGCTCTTGATCTGCACCGCGAGCTGATCCATGGCGTACCCGGGGGCGTTGTCCATCTCGTCGGCCATGCCACCGAGCTGGGTGGAGTCGAGCACGTAGGGGTGCGCGGCCACCGACGAAGGCGACACCACGATGATCAGCCCCGCGATGATCTCCAGCGTGCCGGTGTAGATCGGGTTGCTGGTGGTCTCACGGCGCAGCGCGTTGGTGATGGCCGTGTCGGACATCATGTAGGCGTAGTGGCTGTCGTCCACCAAGATGGTGTCCGGGTGGTAGCCCAGGTTCTTGCCGTACACGTGCGCCTTGGCCAGCAGGATGTCCTGGAAGATCGTCCGCGTGGCCGCGTTCGACCAAACGGCCGTGGCGGTGGTGGTGTCGGTAACCGCCGACGCGATGGCCGACATGGCCTGACCGTCCACCTGCTGGATGATCGAGTTGACGACCTTGCGCATGTTGCGGTCCACCGTCTGGCCCGCATAGACGTTGCGGGCCACCTCCTCATCGGTGAGCCGCACCTTCTGGCCCCACTTGGACACGCTGGCGATGCCTGCGGTGCCGGTGGGCAGGTTGGCGAACGGGTACTCCGCACCCGGCCCCACCGCTTCCACGGTGCGGTCAGTAACGAAGGGCTCCGACAGCTCGTACAGCGCAGCGCCGCCGCTGGTGCGGAAACGCTGGGTGAGCAGTTGGTCCGCGACGAACCGGAGGTCGGTGTAGTCGCGCAGCCGCCGCCTGATCTGGGTAGGCGACTGCAAGAACCGGGAGATGGTTTCCAGGTCACCGCTCAGTGTCGGTGGGGGAGCCGGGTAGCTACCTGGCATGGCTTGCTTCCTTTCCTGCGGTGGGCCACCAGCGGCCCCCTGCTTGTGGGGCCGGCGTCAGACGCCGACGAACCGGGCCTTGACGGTGCCCCCGGCGTTGCCGGTGCCACCCTGGACGCAGATGCCGATGAGGGTGCCGGCGGCTGCCACGGTGGCCAGCGTGCCGGTGTCTACCTGCCCCGCCGCGCCGGCGGCGGGGATGACCGGGTTGCCTGCGGCGATGACGACGGTGTTCTTGATGACCACCTCGTGCACGTTGCCTGGCATCGGCCACACGGTGACCCGCCCGCCGGATACGGCGTCGTGCTCGGCCACGCCGATGGGCCGCAGGGCGCCCGCGCTGGGGCCTACCGTGCCGTTGCCCGTGGAGTCGAGCACCTGGCCGCCTGTGATGGTTGCCGACGCCGTTTGGGTGAACGGCTTGTCCTGGTTAACCGGTGTGTAGTCGCCCACGGCGGGGCTCCCTTCCGTTGCGTGGCCTGTGGGCGGCCACCAGGTGCTACCTGGCGGCCATCCACCTGACCTTGGTGTTGTCGGACGCCGTGGTCAGTGCCACGCCGAGGATGGCCCGGGTGCCCACCACATCCGCTGCCGTGGGGGTGGAGACCGCGCCGAGGGTGCGCACCTGCCGGCTGGCGTTGGTGGCCGTGACAACCTGGTCGCCAGCGGTCACCGTGCCGTCCGCGACGGACTCATGGACGGGGCCGAAGCACCACACGCTGATCCGCGCGCCGCTGTTCTGATCGGACTGCGCGATGCCGACCACCTTGACGCTGGGGGTGGCGCCGGGGGTGATGGGGGCCACGGTGCCGCTGCCGGTGACCTCCAGCACAGCGCCGCCCACGCACGAGGCGGACAGGGTGAGGGTGATGCACTCGCCCTCTACCGCTACCGGTGTGTAGTCAGGCACGGGGCATCAGCCCTGCTGCCCGTCACGGCTGAAGATCGCCGTGCGGGTGTACTCGGGCGGGAACAGCCGGGCGTAATCCTCCTCCTCGGCCGCTGCGGTGGGGCCGCCAGCCTGGCCGATGTCCTGGGTTGGGATCACGCCAGGCTGGAGGCCGGCGAGCACCAGTTCGGTGCCCTCGGGGTCAGCGTCGTAGACACGCTGCCAATGCGCCACCCGGGCCGCGCTGAACTTCCCGGCCTGCACCGCGCTGGCAATGGCCGAATCCCGGCGGGCCATCAACTGCTCTCGGCGGGCTTCCTCGCCCTTGCGGATGCGCGCCTGGGTGTCCTCCCACACGTCGGCGTCCACCACCTTGACGCCCGCTGGCAGCACGGTGCGCGCCCCAGCCGCCACCGGCTCCTTGTCCGCCTCGGCGGCCGGTGCCGCCTCGGCCGCCTTGGCGGCCATGGCCATGATGTGCTCGGCGGTGATTTCCTCGTCCTCGGCCAGCCCGAGCGCTGCGCGGATCTGGGCCTTCTGTGCGTCGCTGAGTTCCACGTCAGCGGCTCCCTTCCTACTTGGCCCCGCACTTGCGTGGGCGTGGTCGTGGACGCCATCACCCGCGTGGGTGTGGCTGTGGTCGTGGGTCTCGTCGCCGCCCTGGCTGCCCATGGCCGTGTGCTCGTGGCTGTGGGTGCCGGTGTAGGCCCCGTGGCTGCCAGCGTCCACCTCGTCAGCGCTGGCGGCGGCACCCGGGCCGCTGTAATCCGGGGGCTCTTGCCCCGCCGCGCGCAGGTGCTTGGCCATGTGGTTATACGCCTTGCGGGCGTCAGCCTCGCTGACACCCTTCAGGCCGCCGTGGGCGCCGTTGATGGCCCCGATGCCAGCCGAGCAGCCGTCAGGGTTGGCTGCGCCCACGCTGTGGCTGGTGGCGTCCACGTCGTGGTGCGGCAGCTTGCTGTCTGACTTGGTGGCAGCGGGCAGCGCGAACATGGCCTTGATAGCCGAGGCGCTGGGGTCAGCGCCCATGTTGGCTATCTGGGTGGACGCCGACCAGGTGGCCTGCACCGGCACCGGCAAATCCAGGCCAGCCCGGCTGCTGTCAGCGGTGGCGAACGCCACCAGCGTGCCGTGCCGCGCCTGGGCCATGGCCTTGATGTCCTCGTACACCACCTCCACCGGCACGGCCTCAGCGAAGGTGACGGCGCCGCCCTTGATCGAGAACGGCACCCGGTACACCTTGCCCTCGGCGTCATCGCACACGATCAGTTGCGGTGGGTCCATCTGGACCTCGGTGATCCACCGCGACATCGGGGCGGTGCTGTAGTACGCCTGCCGCACGTCATCCACGGTGACGGCTGCGGCTGCGCTGGTGGGGTCGGGCATTGCTCCTCCAGGTGCTGTCTGCCAGGTGGCCGCCGCCGTACCGGCAGCCGCCGCCACCCCGTACAGGGCGGCCACGTCCTCAATGCCGCGCAGCACCCCCACCCCCGGCGGTGAGATGCCCAGGAGCGCCAGGCCGGTAATTACGAAGGGGTGCAGGTGCCCGATCTGGCATTGGAAGCCCCACGCGCCCTCTATCGACCGCTGGGGGTAGGCGGACTCCGCGATCACCGCCAGCCACCCGGGCATGCCCGCCAGGTCGCCGGTGATCTTGCTGCCCTCGGCGGCCAGGGCCAGGTTGCGCACCCGGCCGATGGCGGGCTGCCCGTCGCCGTTGAAACGCTTGTCGGTGTGGCCCAGCTTGATCACTGGGGCACCCACGGCCGGGCATTGCGCCGCATCCACCGCATCCGCCAGATCCTGGGTGGTGAACGTCGCCGGGCCGGTGGACAGATCCCATTCGCCAGCGGCCACCAGGTCCACGTTGGGCAGCGTGACCAGCGCGGGGACGGTCACCTGCTGCGCGGTTGTCATCAACCCCCACCGCCCCAAAAGCCCACGACGGTGCCACGGCAGCGCATGCCGCCCTCGCAGAACAGGTAGCCGCCGTTGGGGTAGGCGTCCTGCGCCTCGGCCAGGCTGGTGAACTCAAGGCCGTCTTCGTCCTGGCATGGCTTGCACGTGTTGTCGTCTTCGATTTCGCTGGCCAGGTAGGTGGCGTTAGCCGGGCCGGCCAGGAATGCGGCCATGCGGCCCATGTTCTGCGCGGCGGTAAGCGCGGCACCAAGCTGGTCCGCCACTGGGTTCTCACTCAGTAGCGCCAGCCACCCCGCCAGGTCGTCGGCCGCATCCACCGCCTGCTGCGCTGGCGTCTTCGGCTCAGGGTGCTGCGCCGGGGGGCTTGCCGCGCGGACTTGCTGAAGGACACGGACCCCGGCGGCCTGGGCCAGCCTGGCCGCGATCAGTTGCGCCCGCGCGCTGGCCACTTTCTGCAACCGGGCCACCTGGATGGTCACCTGGTCCATGGGGATGGTGACGCCTTGGTGGGCGGCCTCGGTAGCCACCCGTAGCGCGCCCAGGTCGGCGGTCTGCTTCATCGCTGCGTAGATGACCGACTGGCCGTCGCTGGTGGGCACGCTCAGGCTGCCCAGCTTGCCCATCTGCCCGGCCTCGACAGCGGCCACCACCTGCTCCACCAGTTCCGCGCGCTGCGCCGACACCACCGGCCGGTACGCCACCACCAGCGCCTCACGGGCCAACAGCCACTCCTGCTGGTGCCCCGCCGGGTCAAACCCTGCGGCCACCTCACGCGGGGTTAGCTGCCGGTGGAATTGACCGGGCGGCGCCGCCGCCAGCGCACGGCCACGCCGCCCGGTGCGCGCACCGCGCCCACGGCGGGTAGCGGCCTGCTTGGTACCCGGGGCTGGCGGGCCGGCCGGCCCCGGGGGCTTGGCGGTGCCTGGCGCTGGCGCGGGCTGCACCAGCGGCGCTGGCGCGGGCAGCCCTTGCCCGGTGCCGGGCACTGGGCCGGCTGGCTCACCTGGCGCGGGTATGCCACGGCTCATCGGCTCCCACGGTGTCTCCCGCTCAGGCAGCTTCCACGTGTCCCTGATCCAGCGGTCCAGCGCCGGGTCCGGCACCAGCGCACCAGCCTGGGTGAGGCGCCACAGCGCCTCGGCGGTGACCTCGTAGTTGGAGCCGATGTCGCCGCATACGATGCGCGGCGCGGGCTCGTCCTCGCCCCAGTTCTGATCCACCAGGTCCGTGACGATGCCGGGCATGCCATCCTGGCCGCTGGTGGCGGTGTCGGCCAGGTCGTCGGCCTCGGCTTGAAGGCTGAGCAGGAACAGGTCTAGGAAACTCTCGCCCAGTGCCCTGCTGCCGTGCTCGGATTGGCCTAGCTCGATCAGCCCGGCCAGCGCCATCTTGGCTATAGATGCGTCCAGGTACTTCAAGAACGCCAGGGCGTCGGGCACGGTGCCGGTCAGCCCGGCCAGCTTGAAGGCGTACCCCTGCGGCAGCCCCACCCCCGACTGGTCCCCCACCCGCATAGCGGAGGCCAGTTGCTGCGCCTGGGCTACCTGGTTGGCGCTGCCTCCCGCCGGGGCCTCCACGGTGGGCACGCCCATGCCGAAACGGCGGATGGCGGTGGCGTGCACCCGCTGGGTCTCGTGCTTGAGCAGCCACGCGCCGAACGCGGGGCGCAGCATGCTGATGCCCGCCCAGTTGGCGCCTTCCTGCTGGTGGACGTACCACACCAGCCGGTTGGCGGGGATTGGCTCAATCTGGGTGGTCTGCACGATGTGGTTGATCGTGGAGTCCGGGTTGAGCATGATCTGCGCCAGCGTCCACGGCATCCGCGCACCCAGATGGTCCAGGTGCACCCCGCCGGGCTCGGGCCGGTCGATGCGGTACCGCAGCTCAAACGGCATGTGCCCGTACACCAGCCGGTGGTAGGCCGCGTCCCGCAGGTGCCGCCGCCAGTTGATCCCGCGCCGCCGCGCCGGCCCGGGGTGCGGGTCGTCGCCCAAGATGGGCAGGCCGAGGTCATCGGCGCAGTGCTGCGCCACCTCATCGCTGCACCCCTCGGGGTCCAGCCACCACTGCGCCCGCAAGATCGGCAGCAGGTAGGAGTACAGCACCGCGCGGATCTGGGTGTCTTGCCGCATCCGCCCGTAGGTGATCACCGACTGCGGCCAGATCAGGTCGGCGGTGGTCTCCCACCAGTCGGTCAGCAGCCCCTGGCCGAAGGTGCCCCAGTACAGGTCGGTGTTGCCAATGTCACGGGTGGGGGGGCTGCCCGGCAGCCCGTTGTGGATGTTTGTGGCGGCGCGGAAGGTGCCTGCGGGCTGAAGCGCTGCCACCATGGCCTTGCCGGGTTCCCCTCAGATGTGCCGGTCAGCGGCCAGCCGCCCGAGGGGCGGTTCCATGGTGGCCTTATGGCGGGCAGCATACACTCCCGTGCCCGCTGGCGGGGGGCAGGTTGCTGCTGGGCGCGGCGCAGGCAACGGCCCCGCCCGGCGGCATGGGGGACCTGAGGGCGGGGCCGTCACCGGGGGCCGGCAAGGACGGGGCGGCCTTGCCGTGCACAACCGTGCCTGTGTGCCCGGGGCGCCGCCGGGGCACAGTCCGCTTGGGCAGCCATACCGTGCCTGCCGTGTGGCGGGCACCCCGGGCCTTGGGCCACCAGCTAATCACAGCCGGTGGCGGTGGTCTACCGGCCTTGCTCGGTGTACAGGCCCGGCGGGGTGCGCCTGCTGCCATCCCACTGGGCGGGGCTGAAGATCAGGGGCGGGGCGCTGGGGTCTTCAGTGTCGCGCACCAGCCACCACTCGTCGTACGGGTCTTGGGCGACTTCCACACGGTGGCCGCTGCCGCTAAGACGGTAGGGTGACGGCCGCCACTGCGGCTGATCCATTAGTCCCCCCTGATGGGCCGGCGTGGTGATACATGTCGGTCCCGATGATCAGGCCAATAACCAGCACCAGCCCGCCTGCGGCGGCGGCAGCCAGCTTGGCCAGGTTCTTGATGCCCATACCAGGTCACCTCCACGGCCAGCGTAACTAGCCCAGCGGGGTATTCATCAAGTCCAGCTCGTGGCTTCCGTTGCCGGTGGCCGCGCGGTGTGCCGCCATTATCGCCTGCTCCGCAGCGCTGGGCCTTGGCGTGGCGGGGGGCTGGCGGCGCTGCGGCGACACCCACTCATGTGAGCGCACCCGGGCGGCGTAGCTGAAGGTATCCACCTGGTCATCGTTGGTACCCCGGGGGAACGCTGCCAGCTCATCCAGCCACTCATCCAGCCACACCCCGCCCAGGCAGTTGCCGCACGGGCACCCGGCGGTCTCGGCGGGGAACCACACCTTGCCCGCCTGGCATTGCCCCGCCGCCGGCTCGGCGCGGGTCACCTTGTCGGTGTCCGCGACCAGCGGCACCACCGGCACGCCGGCGTCCCGGGCATCTTGCACCACGGTGGTGGACCACCACGACTGCTCCACATACAAGATGTCGAAGCCCCACCGGTTGGCCAGGCTCTCCACCATGCCGAAATGGTCGTGGTCGGCTATGCGGTTGCGCCACCGGTCCAGCAGCACCAGCACGCCCTCCACGGTGATGGCCCACACCGCCACCACGGTAAAGTCCGCCCCGGTCTTGGTGCTAGCGGCCACGTCCATGGTGGCGAACCGCCACGTATCAGCCATGGTGACAATGCGGCCCTCGCACTCGATGCGCTGCCGCCCGTCGTTCCACGGGGTAGTTGGCCGCCAGTAGCGGAAGGTGGGCCGGCGGAAGAAGTTGCCCTCGGCGGCGGTGGGGGTCTGCTGGTAAACCCCCGCGAATACGTACTGGCTCATGCCCGCTTGGAGGTTGTGGAAGTATCCCGGTTCGCGGCCCCGCACACTGGGCAGCTCTTGCCCGGGTGCGCGGCCCAGCGGGTCACTATCCCCCGCGATGGCGGGGATTACCAGTTGCCGCCACCGCAGCGGCCCGGGGCGGGAGAAGATCCTGCCCGCCAGGTCGTCCTCGTGCCACCGGGTTTGGATCAGCACCACGCGCGCGCCGGGGGCCAGCCGGGTCAGCGCCACCGATTCCCACCAGTCCCAGGCCGCGTTGCGCAGCTTCTCACTCTCAGCGGCGGCCCGGTCTTTCACCGGGTCATCCACGATCAGCACATCCACCGGCCTGCCGGTAAGAGCGCCGCCGATGCCGACGCAGTACACGCCGCCGCCGGCCGGGGTTTCCCACCGGGAGGCGGCCATGCTGTCGCGGCGCACGTCAATGTGCAGCTTGGCGCAGCCGCCGTCACACACCTGCCCGGCCTTGGCCACCCCGCAGGTTTCCTGCCGGATGTCCTGCTTGATGTCGCGGCCCCACCGGGTGGCCAGGTCCATCTCGTAGGACACAATGGCCACCCGCAGCGCCGGGTTGTGATCCAGCAGCCACTCCACGAACCGGCGGGACACCCGCTGGGACTTGCCTTCCTGGGGTGGCATGAACACCGCCAGGGCGTTCTCCGGGGAGTCCTCGGCCATCAGCCCCACCAGCGCCTCATCCACCAGTTTCAGCGCGGGGCTGTCACCGGTAGTGATGTCCAGTGCTTGCGCCAAGGCACCGGGCGTTGGGTACCGGCGGGGCTGGGTCTCCCACTGCCGTGCCGCCCACTCCTGCCACGGCACCACCGCCGACCGCATGGTCATGTGCCGCTGCGGCCCGTGCCATCGTCATCCACTACGCCACGAAACGACGTGCGCCGGTCAAGGCCAGTGGCTACCTCGGTGATCATGTACGGGTCGTTACCCGGGCCGTGCAGCGGGGCGTAGGGCTTGACCACGTGTTCGCTGCCGGGGCTGTCATGGATGGTGAAGAACTCCATGGCCTCGTGCTGCTCGACCAGTAGGCACTGTTGGAACAGCCACCACTGCCACGAGCGGTGGTTGTAGCTGGCCGGGGGCACCTGCATGTAATGCGCTACCCGCATGCGCTGGTGCGGCGGGTAGCTGTTGACGGTGGTGACGGTGATTACCAGGGTGAGGCCGGCGCTGCCCTGCCCCCGGTCGGTTTCCACCAGCTTGAAGGCCCAGCCGTCGCGGTAGCTTAGCCGCTCCACCAGGTAGGCCAGTGCCACCGGGTACGGCGCCTCTTGGTGCATGGTGCCGCTGTCTTTCATGCCGCCTGCCCCCTGGTGTCACCGATCCGCACCCGGCCCGCTGGCAACACCAGCAGTTCGGGTGCCGCGTGCAGCCGGGCGTAGCACATGTACTCCCCATCCGGCCAGGTGTTCACATCGCGTAGCACCGCCAGTTCCTTGGCAGCCCCCGGCACCGGGGCACGCCACGAGGCTGTCACCCAGTTGGCCGTGGCCGGGCTGCTGTCTTGCGGCACCAGCGCCAACTCCGCTGTCAGCAACGTGGGGTCAGCCACCGGGGCGGTGATGGGCACGTAGATGTAGGGCGTGGCGCCCGTGACGATGTACACCTTGCGCTCCTACCTGTGCGGCGGTGTGGCCGACCACGGCGAGTGGGGTCCACCGGCAGCATAACCAGCGGCGTGCGGCGGCGATGCTGACCACGGCGAGTGGGGTGCGCCGGCGGCGATGCCCTCAAGAAGGTCCACCGCGCTTATGACCAGCGCATCGGCGGTCAGCGCCCAGACGGCGGCCAAGGTGGCCGGTGCCCGCTGGGCGCCTGGCGCGGCCAGGGTAGCCAGGGCGGCCAGCAGCGCCGTGGCTGCCTCACGTGCCACTGGGGCAGGCAGCGCAGCGGCGGCGGCCAAAACCGCGCCAGCGCCCTGGGTGGCCACCACCAGGCCCATGCTGGTGGTGCCCACCAGGCTGGCCGCCCCGGGGGCGGACGCGGCGGCGGTCACCGCCGTGGCCGCCGCCAAGGTGGCAATAGCCTGCTGCACCGCCGCATCCGTCACCGTCATGGTGGCGGTGAGAGTGGCGGTGGCCAACTGCCGCGCAACCGTGGACACCGAGGCGGCGGCGGCCAGGGTAGCCACGGCCTGCTGCACCGCCACGTCGGTGACCACACCGGCCATGGCCAGGGTGGCGGGGGCTTGCTGCACCGCGCCGGGTGCGGCCACGCTTCCCCCGGCGGCCAAGGTGGCCGGGGCGTCCTGCACGGCCGAGTCGGACACCGTGGTCAAGGCGGTGAGGGTGGCGGGCGCCAGCTCGGCCGCCGTGTCACTGATCGACGTGTCCGCCAGCAGGGTTGCCGGGGCCAGCACGATCGAAACCGGCGCGATGATCGACGTGTCGGATGCGAGCGTGGCCATGCCCTGCTGCGTGCCGACCTGCACCGGGGCCGATGGCGTCGGCGTCGGCCACGGGGTGAAGGCAGGCCCACCGGGCATCCCCGGCAATCCCATACCGGCCAGCGGCAACGCCGCTCGGTAATCCGGCGGTGGCGGTTGTGGCACCACCAGCGGAGACAACGTGACCAGCACACACGTCCATGTGCCAGCCGCGCCCAAAGTGGCGCCTACAGTAACGGGTAGCGTGTCCGGTGCGATACGGTCAGCCACCGTCAAGAACGGCCCCGGCCCTTGCGTGGGGCCTTGCGTGACACCACCAGTCCACCCGGTCGGTGCCCCGCCGCTAGTGCCATCGGCGATGCCGGCCAGCACCCACTCCCCGGAGGTGAACAGTTGCTGGGTGGGGCCAGCGCCCGGGGCGGTGCCCGAGCCCAGGTCTGCTGCCGCTATCTGATCGACGGCCAGCACCCCGGACATGCCGGGGCAGCCACGCACCACCACATTCTTGACTGTCGCGGTACCCGCATAGGTGACGGTGATCTGCCCGGTGCCGCTGACCATCGGCTGCACATTCAGCGCCACCCACACGCCCAGGTTGGGTGCGCGGTTGGTGTCCAGGTATACCGGCTGGTACACGTTGCCCGCGCTGTCGCTTACCCCCAGCGGGGCGGTGGCACCGCTGTTGGAGGAGACGTAGGCGACCAGGGCGTCATGCTGCGCCACGTCATGGCTTAGGGTCAGCGCGAAAGTGGATGAGCCGGCGGCCTGCGAGCCCAGCGCGGCGGTGTAGGCCACCGGGCCGGGTGGTGATACCTGCGGCGGCCACGGTGCGAATGCTTGGCCGCCAGGCATCGCGGGTGCCCCGGGCACCCACCCCGGCACCTGCTGCTGGGGAATGCCTGAGGCGGCAAGGGCCGGCGCCGGGCGGACAGCGACGGTGAAGCCCATCATGTTGAGGCTTGTGACGTTGCTGCCGGTAGCCGTCGCCGTCTTCGTGCCAGTTGCCCCAGCGGTGCCAAGCGCCAGCGAAGCGGCCTCCACCGCCGCCTCAGACACCGCCGCGACACCCGTCCCAGCGTCGGCCTGCTCGGTCTCGCTGGCGTCCGCGGTGAAGCTGGTCAAGACCCCGGAGGTGAGGTTCCTGATCGCGTGGAAGGTGAGCAGCAGGCAGTTGTCGGTGACCGGCGTTATCGACGGCGCCCGCACCGATGGCGCCGTGACCCCCGTGTTGTCATCGGTCGTGGGGGTGGCATCTTCAGGTGTGGTGTTGTCCGCACCTTGCACCGCAACCATGGCGGCAGCGAACCGGCCCGACGTGAAGCTGAATACCGGGTCGGTGTCCCCAGCTTGCATCACCCGGCGGTACCCAGCCGCGTGGCCACTGGTAGGCGTACCGCCGACCGCAGAGACGAACTGCGGAACAACCGCCGTCCAACCGCCGGGCGTCGTGATCGAACCGGTTGCGGCCGTCAACTCACAGCCGATGTAGATAACATCGCCGGGCTGCCACCCGGACGGCAGCACTAGCCCGGATGTGGACGCCTCGGTGGCCGCGCTGGCGTAAGTGGAGGCGCTGCGAATGCCGACCACCGTTCACCGCCCTTCCCGGTCAGGGGCCAGGGCGGCTACCCGATCAGTTCAGCGGTCAAGTGCTCGCAGATCAGCGTCACGCCGCCGGTCACAGCGGCCCAGGTGCAGCCGACCATCAGGTTCTGCTGGAGGGTCGAGTTGAACGCCAGGATGCGGCCCGCGTGGGTGCCAGGCAGCGCGTAGGGCGCCTGAAACTGGGTGAGCGACGCTGGCATACGGATCTTGCCCCGCCCCTGGATCGACCCGGCTGTAGCCGACGCGGGGGTGGACAGTGCCCGTATCTCGCCCTCATAGTCCAGTTCCCATGGGGCGTTGGTCAGCGACACCACCGAGGTAATCGCCGCTGAGATCGCCAGGACCAGTGCAGAGCCAATGGCCGTGGCCGGCGCGCCGAGGTACAGGCCGAGCTGCACGTTGTTGCCGGTGGTGCCGGTGGTCAGGTTGCCGTGCGCGTGGACGCGCAGCCGCATCCCCTTCTCCCACACCGGGGGGATCTGCGGGGGCTCCGTGCCGGGCGTGACATCGACCAGCGCAGCGGTAGTGGCAGACGCACCATCGGCGATCCCGAGGGCCGGCCCAACCGGGTAGGTCCAGCGAACAGCCATGCTCAGCTCCCCTGGCAGGAGATCGCGTCCAGCGCGACCTGGAAGGTGTTGCCGTTGGCGACCACCACGGGGGCGCCATTCCAGTTGCCGTACATGGTGCGGATCGGCGAACCCGCGCCGTCGTTGACATCCAGCGACTGGATGGACCAGTTGCCGCCTGACCCATTGGTCCACGACAGCACGGCGGTGTGCGGGCATGTGGTGACTGAGGGGCTGGCGGTGGTGGCGGTGGTGAAGAACGGCGCTGTCGAGGTTTGCCCGCCGGCGGTGTACCCCGAGCCGGTTATCTCGGTGCCCGCCGCGCTGGCGCTGGCGGCGGTGGAGTCGAGGCGGATGCGGAACCCGGTGGTCAAAGCGGCCGGGGCGGTGGAGGTGGTGAGGTACGTCATCACCTTCTGCGCCTGCGTCTGATCCAAGGCCGCGCCCAGCAGCACCCTGGCCCACAGCAGCAGCGCGGCCGTAACGAGCAGCAGGCGCCTCATGTGGTCACCGGCCGCAGCACCGCCGTGCCCACCCCGGCGGTGATGATCACCGGGTGGCACACGTTGCACCCGGGAATGTCCTTGTGGCAGTGCCCACCCGGGCATTCGTCGGGTGGTTCCATGGCCTGCGCCACGGCCAGCATCTGGTGCAGCCCCTGATCGGCCCAGGTGTCGCGCGGCCCGTGGTCGGCCTCAGCGTGGGCCACCATGGCCGCGTAGTGCGCCTTGTTCGACTGGTGCAGCAGGCACCCGCCCGGGTCGGGGCAATCCATGGGGTGATCCTGCGCGCACACGGCGGCGGCCTCGTGGTCATGGTCCACCTGGCAGCACCCCGCCTCGGGCGGGCAGGCCAGGTTACTGGTGAGGCTGTTCATCTGGCACCGCTCGTGGTGCTCGCCCGCTTCCACCGCGTTGTGCCCCACTAGGTGGCAGGCGCACGCCACGACTGCGGACATGCCCGACTGCGGACAGGTCACGGTGTACAT